CCGCTAGGTCAATGCTGATGAACTGGTCATCCCCCTCGCTCGGGAACTGACCGTACACCTCGACGTGCGCCTGACTAGAGTCCGGCCCGTACTCAGCAATGATCTGCTCGTACACCTTCTTGTCGGTGCCCTCGACCGTGCGTGCGTCCACTACCTTTGACGCCCAGAACTCCCGCTTGCTGTTGAACGCTTCGTAGAAGTACCCGGTGTTGCGCCGTGGGTTGGAAAACGCCATCCAGAACCTGTTGGGCGTGTTCTCTGTAAAGAAGCCCGATGTCACCGCCCAGATGGCGTCGTCGATACCGCTGGCCTCGTCGAAGATCACCATCACGCCGTCGAAGTTGTGGACGCCAGCATAGGCGTCGGGGTTCTCCGCTGACCACAGCCGCCCCTCAACGCCCCAGTAGCGCGTGCCCTTTTTCAAGTCACGCTCGACCAGTTCCGTCAGCCACTTGGCTGGCATCAGCCTAGTGGCACTGACCTCAAACCAGTGGCTGTTGATCGACATTGCCAGCCACTTTGTCAGCTCGGCCCAAGTGATGGATCGCAGTTGCGACTCACTGTTGGCCGATATGATGGTCGTCGAGCCGATGCGCGTGGACAGCATCCAGTCGGTGATCCAGCTAACTAGCGCCGACTTGCCGATACCGCGTCCAGATGAGACAGCCATCCGCAGCACGTCAAAGTCCAGCTTGCCGCCGTTCTGCTTGATGTGGTCTGCAATGCCGGTGAGCACCTCGCGCTGCCACTTGCGCGGTCCAGTGAAGTGTTCCAGTGGCGTGCCCTTGACGCCCCAGGGATAGGCAAACATCACAAACGCCAGCGGGTTGTCCTTGATGGCTGGCGCCCATAGGCGCGCCATCAGTTCTTGCTCATCCTGCGCGCTGTAACGTGTGGTCTGCATGTTTTAGTACTGGACTCGGTTCGTTTTCAATCACCATCAATGTTCGCCGTTCGGCTTCTTGCAGCGCGGCGGTGATGCTAATCGACTGGTTCACATCTACTGTGATGGCCTGCTTAGCCACCCAGCCGTGGACGTTCTGCAAGATTGCCAGCGCCGCCTTGGCGTCGCCTTGCGCGGCTGCGGTGTGCAACTGCTCACTGGCCTGCATCTCGCCCTCTGCGCGCCCCTTCATCTCGGCGTACTCCGCGATGCTGTCAAACTGCTTGAGCCTAGCGTACTCCGTCGGCAGCATCCCTGCGGCCAGTGCAAGGTTGTCGCCCTTCAAGCCTAGACGCGCTGCTTTATATATGCGCGCTAAGCGGTCTTCAGTTGCTTGCAACTGACGCGGCTCGTATGGCAGGGTTTGGAACATTGCCGCATTTTTGCATAAAAAATAAAAAGTTTGTGCAATCCCTCCGCTAGCGTGACCGGTCGGCCGTCGGCCCCCTCCCCCCCCCTGATTTTTTCTGACAAGCTGCCAGGCACGCGGCCATAGGTCAGATTGTCACATTGTCACGCGGCGCAAGGCAGGCAGGCAGGCAGGCAGGCAGGCAGGCAGGCAGCATGGGTCATTTGGGTCATTGTTGGCGATGACCCAAATGACCTATGGGTTTGAGCGTTGGGTCATTTGGGTCGTTGGGTCATCGATGTTTAGTCGCTCTACCCCCTTTGTCGCGTATGTGACAGCACGCGGCGGCGGCTGTCGGCGTTCACGGTGTCGAGGCTGTATACCTAAACTGTATACACTTTATATCTCCTATTCTTACCCTAAGAGTAAATGACAATATGACCCAAAAGCCTCGTTCTCCCTCTGATTGGGCATAGGTCAAGGCACGTCCAAAACTTGACCGAACGCGACACAAAACAAGCTTAAACTTATTTTTTGTAGGGTCATTGCATTGTGCAAGGAATTCCATTACACTAGAGTCACTGCACAAACAGTGCAGCATCAACTAAAGGCAAATCATCATGACGACACTCAACAAATCTCAGCAACGCGATCTCAGCAAGACCCTGCCAATGATCGCGCATCTTGGCAAAGACTTCGGCGCCCGCGTCTTGTCAGCTCTCCACCGCTCAGCCATGAAGAAAAGCCAGCAAGACGAAATCCTCGCGATCGCGCTGGCCTACTCTGTCGTCAGCAGCGACGAATTCATCATCAGCTGATCAATCAGGCAGGGCGCGAGCCCTGCCGCTAATAAAGTACAGACCATGTTCAAAGTAATCGTCACCCGCACCGACGGCACTTACTGCGAGTCCATGCGGTTCGCGTCACTAGCTGACGCTCGCACATGGGCGCAGTGGCAAGAAAAAACTATGGGTCGCGTTGCCCATATCACTTCAATAAATTAAAGGCACCAAATGACAAAATTTCTCGGTTTCATTGCATACGAGGGTCCATCAGAGATTGACGGCTCGCCCATTGTCGTTATCGTCAACAAAATCTACGACGACTCTAAAAACGACAAAACAGGCGCCATTGTCCAGACTTTCATCATCCGCTCGGACATATCGCCGATCGAAGCGCTTAACACCGGCGCCGATGAATCGATCTGTGGCAGCTGCGCGCACCGGCCCTATCTCATTAAAACCGGCCAAAGTGACGAGCCACCATGCTACGTCAATGTGGGCAGATCGGTGCTCGCTGTTTTCAATGCTTACAAGCGCGGCCGCTACACACGCGCCGACAATGCAACCATTGCAAAAGCGCTTGCCGGTAAGATTGTGCGCATAGGGACATATGGCGATCCATTTGCCGCACCGGTCCGGATGTGGTCACAAATTACCCGATATGCGGCCGGCCGTCGGGGTTATACGCACCAATGGGACCGGCCGGGTTTCGATGCTGCAGCATGGGCGCCACTAGTGATGGCAAGCGCTGATAGCATTGACCAAGCCGCAAAAGCCAACCTACTAGGTATGCGCGTGTTTCGCGTCTCTGTCGGGGTTGACGTACAAGCCGGAGAGGCAATGTGCCCGGCATCCGCTGAGGCGGGCAAGCGTTCAACATGCGCAAAATGCACATTGTGCTCAGGCACAAGCATACAAGCGCGCGATATCGTGATCGCCGATCACGCGACCGGCCATGCTCGCCGTGTGATCGCGATAGCGGCCGCATAAGATTGACGGTTACATGGTCCCGTGGGGCCATGTGGCCGGACGATTTTGTCCGGGTAACAGTAAAGGAAAAACCAGTGGCCTACACACTCAAAAAACCTATCGGCGGATTGTCGTTGGACGACATTAAACGCATTTATGACAACAACCCGAACATGACGTTGAAGGAGTTGTCAGGGTTAACGGGTTTGGCGATTCCTTTTCTGAAAAAACTATTGCTGGAGCAAACAAAATGAGAGTCAATCAAACCCTCACTATGCACTTGTTCGGGCGCCCCGAACGTGTGCGCATTCTTGCCGTGCATCGAGCCGGGACTATCGATGTTGAGCGGCTCTCTGACGGTAAGTGCTTCCGTGTGTCAGGGCTCGCAGCATGAGAGAGCACTACAAAATCGAACGCCGCGCCAGCGCTGCCCTTGACTTCATTCTTGCCCTAGCCATAGGGTTAACCCTGGCCATGCTTGGCTTGGCTTACTTTGACGTCCTCTGGCCATGAGATACAAAATCAAATCCAAAGCCGATAGGCAAACCGCGTACATGGTCGCGTTCGCTGAGTTGTTGCTGGCCAAGTATCCACGCCTGGCCGGCCATATCGATTGGGACACAGCCAAGTATTACTACCTATACGGTACTCCGGTTTCGGATGCCGTCGATCAATACATCATCGCAAGGAACATCACATGATCACAATTCAACACAACCGCGCCAAGTTCACGGTCAAGCCGGAGAACGCGCAAGCCACGCACGATCTCTTAACCCTCATCGATAAGAGCAAGGGAAAGAAGGGGCGCAAACTGGCGCAAGACAAGGGCATAGCAAAGCACGACAGCCGCAAGAGGGACTATCCCCGGTTCAACCCCATGTGTATGCTCACGTCCGATTATGTGACGGCTTACGTAGCGTTGAACCATGCACGCTTGCACTTGGCGCCACTCAAAATCGAACCCGCGTTAAACCGCACGCCGCACGAGCTGGACCCGTCGACTCCCGAGGTGGTGGAGGAGGTTGACGCATGAGGACCATACAGTACACTCATTATCATGGGGAGGGGCTCACGCTAGATTGTGAGCTGGAGTACAGCCCTGGAGAACGGGAGACAGACATAGACCCTGCCTGGCCAGCGTCAGCCGTTCTTATTAGCGCGAAGGCGGGAGGGGTTGACATCTCACCCCTGCTAGACGATCGCATAGTGGCAATGATTGAGGAGGGCGCCGTATGGTCACAGTCCTAGTATGCGGGGCCATTGCAGCCCTACTGGCGGTCTTCCTAGACCTATAAAAAAGAGCCCCTAACGGGGCTCTTCTTATTTGACTCGAACCAGCGATGACACCGGCGCGTCCTCCACCATGCGCCTAAGGTCCGATTTGGTATTGTTGACTAGCGACGGGTGACAGTAAATATTTTTCTTTGACGGGTAATCGGCGCTGGCGATGCGGCCTAGGTTCACCCATCCGGCTTCTTTGAGCGCGTGCAGTAGCGCGGCTTGGGGCACCTTCACGCCGGCCGGCGCACCAGCCGCCACACGGTCGCAGAGCGCGTGGAAGGGGCTACCCACGGCGCCACGGGCGAACTCACCAGCACGGCGGCGCATCATCTCCACCAGATACGACTCGGCAATGCTCATGCCGTGCTCGACAAGGTTGGCCTTAAATTCAGTCCAAGCTGGCGCCTCGGAGGGATTGAACGCCGAAACGTCCCTCGCGTGCAGCCAGGCGGCAATAGCCTCATAGCCGCCACTCTTGTACCAGCCCCACAGCTTGGCGGCAGCGTCAGGGGCCATACGGGGCGCAGAGGACCACACGGCAAACCAGCGGCGGTCCTGACTGTCAATCGAGATCGGCACGGGGTCGTTACTGAACGCCAGCACGAACATCCGGTTTAGCGAGTCGTAGGGGTGCAAGCCCTTGCGGTTGACTGTCAGCATATCGGGAGGGGCGGCGATGACGGGCTTTAGCTTGTTGGCAAGCGCCCGGCGTTCTCTCGCCTCGGGTTCTTTCAGCTCGTTCAAGATCAAAATCTCGGACTCGAGGGCATAGCCCCATTGACTGCCTAGGGTGTCGTTGTCCAACAGCCCACGGTTTTTTAGTTGCGGGCCGCACACGGCCCAGATGAACGGCGCCCACAGCGTATCCTTGCCACAGCCTTGGTCGCCGCCGTGGAGGACGGCGTGGTTGATCTTAACTTCGGGGTGCTGGACTTTGTAGGCCATGACGTTGTAAATATGCTCACGCTCGGACGCCTCGGGCACCAGCGCCTCGCAGTGGCGCAACCAGGGCGACACGTCACCACCGGCACCAGCCACGGCAGGGCGGGCGTCGCGCCAGCGGTTGCCGTACACGTCACCATCACGCGCCACGAGCACGCCCTCACCGGCAGCGTAGGTGATGCCGACCAGGGCCTTGGCGCCCATGTCCTGACGGTTTTCATCGAAACAATATGACGCCTCGATCTTAGGTTTCTTGCCAAACAGCGACCGGCACTCGATGTGGCGAAACAAAGCGTTAAACGTCGCCCGGCTGACCTCCCGGCGGTCTTGCAGGTCAAAGTAATGGTCGCCCTCCTGAACGTAACAGAACCGCGCATACCACTCGGTGCGGGTGGTGCGGCCCAACTCCTTGCGCTCCACCTCGGCGATGACGCGAGCGGCCTCGTCGGGGAACGATTTTGTTGGCTCTAATTTATTGAGGGCGCCCGTCATCATGTCAGCCAATAGCTCGTCACGCAAGCCGGGCGCGTGGGCCGGGCCACCGTTCTCGGCCACCCACGACAGAAACGCATTAGAGTCTAGGTCGGTGCAGTGGCCGTGGTAGCAGCAGAACGCCCTCATGGCGGGGTTATAGCGGCCCTCGGGCGAGCCGTCGGTATGCTGCGCCTCGTTGGGGCAGACGATACCGGCCCAGCCTTCGGCGTTGGTGTTGCGCAGCACCAACCCCTGACCGGACAACCACGCCAGCACGTCATCGGCGCCGTTGTCAGACACGCGAATCGGTTTGAAGGCAGCGGTAGCCTCATGGGGCGTAACGCCAAGCGCCTGGCAGATTTGCGGGAGGGTGAATTGGCGCTTGGGGTGGAACTCAACTAAAACTGAGGCGAAGCCCTCTTTTCCGGGCTTGATGTTGACCGAGCCCGGCAAGCGGAAATTGCGCACGGGGTTGATGGCGCCCGCGTCGGTGTAGCCCGCCTCGGCAATGGCCGTGATGGCCGCGCTGAACTCGTCCTTAGTCGGCTGTTCTTCGCTGAAGGCGTAGCCCCACTGGAACGAGCCGGGGCTCGTCTCCATGACCCACGTTGGGGCCAGCGGCGGTATCTTGGGCGCCTTGACGGCATCGCCCACGTCGTCCAGCACCATACAGAGGACGTACTCGCAGTTAGCGGCACTGGCGCGAGCGTAGCCGTCGGTGAATCGGTCGAGAATGAACGAGGCGGTGTTGCCGTACCAAGACTGACCAGCGGCCATCTTCTTGTTCGGTAGGAACGCGGGCCAAGTCGCCTTAACGCCGCCGTCGGGGTGCAACTGCACCTCACCATCTTTAAGTTGTGGCTTTTGCCTGACAACCAAGAAAGTCTCGCCCTCTGGGGCGAGCGATATCATATAATCCAGAAATTCCATAGTTCTCACTCCTTGAGATTTGCGCCCGGCCTTACCCGCCGGGCGTTTTTATTTGCCGTAACGTGTCATTGTTTTGACCTCTGCGGCCAACGGCAAACCCTCGGCCCATGCAGGCGGGGTGCTCATGATACGCTCAAGGTCGATGGGTTGATCTGTCTCGATCACGACTTCATCGTGTACGTGCAGCACCACGTCGTCAAGCTGACGCAGCGCATTACGCAAGATGTCGTTAGCTGTGGCTTGGGTGATGTTCTCACACGCAAGACCCTTCCAGAGTCGGCCACGGGGCCACTCTTTGGCGTCGGCTGCGGGCTTCCAAGACGCCTTGGCGTAAGTCACCCCATCGGCCTCCAGTCGAGCGTAGGGGTAGCACAGCACCCGACCCGACGGCAGCGCGTACCATAGGTGCTGACCGTCAAAGAGGTACGCCACGCGGCCAGCGGTGAACTCGTGGCCCTTGTTTCGCATAGCGCGGGTGTAGGCTTCTTCTAACGCTGACCAGAACGGCACTGACCACGGGTTAGCACGGCGCCAAGCGTCAACGATGCGCCTAGCCTGCGCCTCGCCGATCTGCACGCCGTAGGCCCGGCCCATCGCGGCGAACGCGCCCACGCCACCGGCAAAGCCCAGCGCCAACTCTTGCACCTTGCCGACCTGGCGCTGCTCTCCTGTCACCTCCTCATACGCCACGCTGTAGGTCGCCGCGGCGTTCACCTTGTACGGGTCCAGCTTGGCCCTGAACACATCCAGCTTGGCCTCGCCTGCGGGGCTAGACGCAAGCCACGGGTTGACGCGACCCTCGATGGCCGACCAGTCGGCGACGACGAAGTGCTTGCCCTTGGCGGGTATCAGTGCGGGCCGGAGCATTCCCCGTAAAACATCTGTGACTCGTTTGCCGTAGGCAGGGACAATGTTGTGCCCTCTGACCATAGATGTTCGTACTGCATCAGGTTCTTTAGCGCACTTGCGAGTGAAGTTGTGCACTTGGAGTCCATAGCTCGACGCACGGCCTGTGGCGGCACCCCCAGCGAACACAAAAGCTCCACGGACTCGACAATCCTCGTCGTCTGCCAGGTCTGCCATGCGGCTGAACTTCGCAACCGATGACGCCCAGAGGTCGTCGGCGCACTGTATAACTTCGGCAACAGCGGGCGGTATCTCATCAGGGTTCTCCATAGCGAGCAGGTTCGCCCGCACAGTCTTGTCAATCGAATATTTCTCGCCGACCCACATCAGCTTCTTGGCCTCGTCACCAACACGCGCCAGCACCCACTCGCGCATCTTGGGGCTGCGCACGCTGGTGATCTCACCGTCGGTAAGCTCTGCCACACGCTGCTCGATCTCGACAAGCTCGTCGTGAGCGTAGCGCATCGCTGCCTTGGCAAGCGGCACGTCCACCAGCACGCCACGGTCGTTGATGCGCTCGTTGACGTGGTAGTCCATCAATTCAGACTCACTGAGGGGCCGCATTGCCTTGCTGATCTCGCGCATGGCACGGACATCTTGCTCGCAGTAGCGGATCATCTCGGCCATCAGATCGGCGTCCTCGCGGAACTTGCCGTCAGCCTGGGGGACGGACAGCAGCCGAATCAACTGGCTTCCCCGGTGGTCCTTCTTCATAGACGCACTGGCGAACCGGCCAACGTCCTCCAGCCCGCCGGGGGCGCAGTTGGCCCTAGCTTGCGTGGCGGTGCAGTAGAACGACTCTAGCGGGTAGTTCTGCTGCAAGACGTACCAAAAAATTAACCGCTCGAAGGCGGCGTTGTGGGCGTAGATGGTGCACCCGGTAAAGTCGGGTAGGGGCTGACCTGGAAGCCACGTCACCACCTCACCATCGTCGAAGGCGTAAGACATGCACAGCACATCGGTGCTTGCGTCTTGCGCGTAGTTGTAGACGCCTTTGCTGCCAAGGTCAACCCGGCTGCGCGTCTCAAAGTCGATCCAGAGGATCATATGAGGCGGGGCCAGCCCGAAGGCCAGCCCCTATTCTCAATTAGGCCGCACGACGACGACGGCCAGAGGCAGGCGCTGCTTCCGCAGCTACTGGCTCATCTGTCTCACCATCCATGCTGATCCACTCCACCACCTCGAACACAGGCGTGTAGATGCGCCCGTAGCTTTTGTGAGTGTAGTGGTCCTTGCCCAGCTTGACAATGGGCACGGGCTTGCCTTGGTCCTTGTCCACTTGCGTGGCGATCTCTACAGCCAAGGTCTGCACAGCCTTGCGGCCACCGACGCTGGTTGTAGTAAAACGCGCTTCCATGCCGGTGTCTTCACCGCTGATGCACTTGAGCGACAAGCCGGTCTGTGGCTCCCAGCCCTTCTTCGCACCGGGGGGCGCAGCTTCCAACTCGGGCAAAGGCTCGGTGACGGGCACCAGCTTTTCTGCCAACACCTCGCCGTCACCCCAAGCAATAAAGCCGTGGACGAACGAAAAGGGGTTGACGGCCCAAGTGGAGTCGGACTCGGCCTCGGTCTGGTCAGCACCGAAGACCCAGTGCCCGGTACGATCCATCTTGATGATAGACGTAGACGAGGCGCTGACATCGGTCGCAATTGTGCGAAGCGCTGTGGACAGCGAAGCGACGGATGGCAGGTTAGCGCCAGAGAACTTAACAAGATTTGACATAACTATCTTTCAGAGTTTAGAAAGGGCTTTTGACAGCCCGATAAACGACTGCACCGCTGGCCGGGGGTCATCCACCGGGGCGAGCGTCGTGCCAGAGGACACTGACACGACGAGATCGTCGCGCAGCGCCACCTTGCGCTTTTTGAGTTCCTTTTCCGCTTGCGCGGGCGAAAACAACTCAGGTTCTTTAAAAGGATAGACGCCTTCGGCTTCCATCCAGGTGGCGGCTTTGTCTGCATCAACCCACTGT